GAGTATTTTTATATTTAACAGAATCATTGTCGAGGCTTTTCAACAAGTTTCGTTGTTTTTCTAACTCTTGGTTTATCTCTTTTGTTGTTTTTAAATCAGCCATTGTTCAACCTATAATCCAGCAAATCTGCTTTTTATTCCTCTAGCTTTCAGATTTTTATCTAAAATATCATTTGCCTTTTTAAAATGCTTCATAGCATCATCATAAGCTTTTTTCTCTGCTTTTGTAAGGTCTTTAATTTTTTTCTTTTTAGTTAAAACACTAATTATCTTATCAATAAGTCCCTCTGATAATATATTTTTTCTATCTATGTATGACATAATACAATTCCCCTAATATATTAATAAATATTAAAAAGATTATTTCTTTGGATTAAATCTACGAGGAATTTTATTCTGTTCAGATTGTGATTTTTTTATCTCATCATTCTTCTTTTTTACGAAATCCCTATGCTCTCTGTAGTAAAGATTTCTTAAATGAACTGGCATATGGTACACATCGTTAAATGTAAAACCAGGATTTTCGTGTATAAAATAAAATATATTTTGATGTGTTACTAATATACTAGATGGATTTAGGCCAAAAAAACTCGACTGTAAGCGGAATTGACACGCTTACAGTTTCACCTCCAATCTCAATTTCCGATGTCAAGTCAATATCGGGAGAAATATCTTGAATGTAATTTCTCAATGCTACAGAATCACGAGCTAACATATTTTGTGAAAAACTCGTTATAGTTTCTGGTTTATTATCTCCATCCACTTCTATTATTGTGTGGCGAAGTCTTGTGGATATTTCAGAATTATATCCATATTTTTCTGATTGTTTTAATTCCTTATCAATAAGTTTTTCTTCTACACCAGTAAGAAGTTTAAATTTTATTTTATTTTTACCAATTGGTGTTTCAAAGTCAAAAGAATTATTGGTGTAATCAACATCATCAACTGCTTCCTTAAAACTACATTGTGTGAGGTCAAAAGTATGTTCCATTTTTTGTTCAATATCATTTGGATTAGATACCTCAACAGTATATTCAGGACCATAAGCAAGAATACGAGCAGCAACTAACACGGCATTTTTATCACCTAAAACCAAATGTTCTTGTTTAACACCTTTGGTAACAATCAAACTGTCTAATAATTTATCAATAACCAAACCTTTTTTGATAAGGTTTTGAGACATTAATATGTCTTCTTCTCTTGTGGTCATATATTTTAATTCTATTTTACCATCTTTAAGTGGCGAGTCTTTTGAATATACTTTTCCTTGTGATGGTAAATCAATAACTTCCGTAGGGAACTTATGTTCTGACATTATAACTCCTTGTTGTATTTAATACAACTGTTTTTTAGAATTCAAGTATAGCGTAATCGTATCTTAATGTTAGTGTAATTTCAACAGGATTAGAATCACTAAAATCTAAATCACCAAAAGCAGCATCTTGTATGTATGTTCCATAAAGTGTCCACTTTTCAATGATATCACCTACAGGTCCTAATACCTGAAAGTTAATGTTCTTTTTATAAAAGTCTTGATATCCATCACGACCAGTAGCACTTTCATGGTGTAGTCTAATCCACTCTATTACAGCAGAAGCAGCAGAAGGAACAATAGGATCATACAGAGTAATCTGTAATGTTTGCCAACGACCTTTACCTTTAACATATCTTGTGACATTCATGTGTTCCAAAACTACTTCGTCAAAAGTAATTTGTGGTCTTTGCATTGTTTTGATTGTAAAAGCTGGAATACCCGCTATCTCCATAATAAACCGATTTTTTAACTTCGGTTCATATGGTGTGTAAAATATTTTATTCGCTTCTAATAATTCTGCCATTTTTTATCTCCAATAATAAATATCAATTTATTTAAAATTACTCAGGAAAAGCTGCTCCTGTTGGTTGTACCACGAAATCTAATACGATAAATTCAGCAGTTCTTGTGGGTTGTATAAATATTTCCCCTACTAACTGATTTCTATCTATTGTTTCTGGTGTGTTATTAGAATCGTCCATTACCACTCTAAAAGCATTCAAACCTTGATTTGCTTGAACTTGTTCCATATAAGGACTAACAATATTTAAGAACTGATTTCTTAAGTCTGTTGTGTTTTGTTCAAAAACAAGATTTCTTGAAGAATTAGCAACGAATTTTTTCAAGTTAATTAATAATCTTCTTACATTTACTCGGTCAAGAGCAGATGCTTTTTTCTGTGTTGTTTTCTGTCCAAAGACAGTAATACCTTGACCAGGAAAAGTAGCAATCGGATTAACATTTGATTCATATAAGTCGTCACGATTACCTTGTGTTAATTTTCTGTATGCCTGTACAGCAGCATCAATACCACCACGGTTTAATCCAGCAGGTGCGAACCAAGGTTGTCCGACAGTATCATTAAAGTGATACACTCCAGCAATTACGGTTGATGGTGGGACAAAACGAAAATGACCTGTAGTGGCATCTTGTATCTGTACCCAAGGATAATAAGCAGCTGCATAACTTGAATTTCTCGCTTCAACAGTTGTTTTAGCAGTTGCAACTGAATCTGTTTTCCAAGTAGGATCATAAACCAAGAAACAATCTCCTCTATCTTCACAAAGTTGAATAGCGTTACCTATTATAGTTTTATGATTAGCTTGAGTGTCAATTACACCAGGCAAAAATAGTAAATCTATATCAAACTCATCTTTATTTTTCAGTAAATTAAGAGCAGTCATATATCCACCACCAGTAGTGCTTGTACCAACAGCCTCTGATGAATCAGACATATCTACACCTTGTGAGTTATCTTCTAAATCACTACTGTCTTCTAAATAAAAGTTAAATGGATGTTTAATCTCACTTCCAAAAGCACCAGCAGTTTGAAATTTTTCGGCTTCTGATTGTGATAAACTGTGAGCGTTTCCAAAAGCACCACCATAACTACCACTACCTAGAGATGGTATGAAACTACCAGAATCAGGATAAGCATTTCCATCAACATTACCATCTTCTTTTAAATAGTTAGGTGTTTTTCTGTGGATAGTTTTTACTCTTATATTAGTTGATTGATTTGGAAAATCACCACTTGGAGATATAAAAGCTTGACCACCTTCAACTGTTATTGTATTTGTTTGATCTCCAATTCTTTTTAACACATAATTTGTAGATTCTGGATCAAGAGTTAAATTTTCAAAAGTTTCAATTACTTTTTTACTAGCAGTTTCGTCATCTCCTTGTCGTAAAATTAAGGTAAAAGTTCCTTTAGCAAGATTTCTTTGTGAAACTTCCCATCTAAAATTATGATTACGACCACCAAAACTACCAGTTCCAAAATGGCTATTACCAGCAGAACCTGTTAACGGTGTTAATCTACCATTTGAATCTAAGGATGAGCTATTATTAAAAGAGGGACCGTTTCCTAATACTTCTAAAGTAAGTATATTATTGTCGTTTTCAGCACCAACAATAGCAGTTGCTTTAGTTCCGATAACATCTGGATCAGCAACTCTAATTATAGTGGCAGGACCACCTTGTCTTAGATATTCTTTAGCAGTATGTGATGTTAGATATTGAAATTTGTCACTACCACTTTCTATTAGTTCACCAAAAACTTGAACATATTCAGCATATGAACTTACTGTTGTTGGTTGAAGGATAGGACCTTTTACTGTTGGACCTACAATGGCTGCTCCTATTGGA